AGAATAAGTCCATAGCCTGTTTTGATTGGCTATAAACTTATTATACGAGGAGGAGAATCATGTATATAAAAAATTCCAAAGGCACTACCATTATCAATTTTGACCATTTCGACGGGATCAAGGCAGAAAAATACAATGACAGCCTTTTCCGGCTGAATCTTTTCAAGGCAGAAGGCTGGAAAGGCTTTACCCGATTGGAAAAATTCACCTTCTGCATTGGGACTTTTGGCAGGGAACAGGCTGAACGGATTATCGGGGAAATAGAAGAAAGCCTTAAAAACCACGAAACCGTATATGTCCTGCCAGAATCGGAGGAAACGGCATGAGAGAGAAAACCATAGAGCAGAAATTCAGGGCGGCAGTCAAGGCCGCCGGGGGCTTGGCAGTTAAGTTCACATCCCCCGGTTTTGATGGGGTGCCTGACCGTTTGGCACTTCTCCCTGGTGGGAGGGTGGCATTTGTGGAAGTCAAGGCCACAGGGAAAAAGCCCCGCTCCCTGCAGTTGGCACGGCACAGGCTGTTGCGGCAGTTGGGATTTAAAGTGTATGTGCTGGATGACGAGTCGCAGATCGGAGGGATGATTGATGAGATACGAGCCACATGATTACCAGCAGTACGCCATCAGCTATATTGAGACACACCCTGTGGCGGCAGTCCTTTTGGACATGGGACTTGGAAAAACGAGCATCACGCTGACCGCACTGGGTGACCTTTTGTTTGACAGCTTCGAGGTTCATAAGGTTATTGTTATCGGGCCACTAAGGGTGTCAAGGCATACGTGGCCTGCGGAAATTGAAAAATGGGATCATCTGAAGGGACTGAAATACAGCGTGGCGGTCGGGACGGAAAGTGAAAGGCTGTCGGCACTCCGGAAACAGGCGGACATTTACGTCATTAACCGCGAGAACGTGCAGTGGCTGATTTCCGAGAGCGGCATACCGTTTGATTTCGACATGGTGGTGATCGATGAACTGTCATCCTTCAAGAACCACCAGACGAAGCGGTTCAAGGCATTGATGAAAGTCCGTCCGAAAGTGAAGCGCATCGTGGGGCTGACCGGCACGCCGAGCAGCAACGGGCTGATGGATTTGTGGGCGGAGTTCCGTCTGCTGGACATGGGGGAGAGGCTTGGCAGGTTCATCGGGCAGTACCGCACTTCTTACTTCCGGCCGGATAAGCAGAACGGGCAGGTGGTGTTCTCCTACAAGCCGCTTCCGGGGGCGGAGAAACAGATATACGATAAAATCTCCGACATCACCATTTCCATGAAGTCCACTGACCACCTGCAGATGCCGGAGCTGATAAATTCCAGATACACCGTGTATCTTTCCGAGAAGGAGGATTCGCGGTATGCGGATTTGAAGAAAGACCTCGTCCTGCAGTTGCCGGACGGGGACATCACAGCCGCCAATGCAGCATCCCTTTCCGGGAAGCTGTCGCAGATGGCGAACGGCGCAATCTACACGGATGCCGGGGAGACGGTCGCCATCCACGAGCGGAAGCTGGACGCACTGGAGGACATCATCGAGGCGGCGAACGGAAAACCGGTGCTTGTGGCATACTGGTTCCGGCATGACCTGGAACGCGTCACGGAACGGCTCCAGAAACTGAAAATCCCATGTTCCAGGCTGGATACCGACAGCAGCATCCGGAAATGGAACGCCGGGGAGATCCCGGTGGCGCTGATCCACCCGGCATCCGCAGGACACGGCCTCAACCTCCAGAGCGGAGGGAACACCCTTGTGTGGTTTGGGCTGACATGGAGCCTTGAATTATATCAGCAGACGGTGGCGAGACTGTGGCGGCAGGGGCAGGCATCCGAAACCGTAGTGGTGCAGCACATCATCACGAAAGGCACCATAGATGAGCGGATCATGAAGGCGCTTTCCGAAAAGGACACCACGCAGGCCGCACTGATCGATGCGGTGAAAGCCGACTTGAAGATATAGGCGGAAATGCCGCCTCCAGTCAAAACTGCAAATCTGGGCCAATCAATGTAAATCAACGACAATCTTTGAAAATCCGGGGGAAGCAAATATATTTTGATTGGAGGCATGGCTTATGAGCATTATCTGGAAGTACCTTGACAAGCGGTCGGCGGCCGTGGACGCACTGAAGGATTACAGCAGCATGAAATTCATCATCGAACACACGGATGATGAGATAAAGGCGGCATATGAGAAAATGGGCGGTGTCAGCAGCCCGCAGTCTGACGGAATGCCCCGCACACACAATCCCCATGCCGTGGAGGACAGGATGATAAAGGGCATTGAGGAGATCGATGTGCTGAAGGAGCGGTACCGCCAGGCGGTGGAATATATGACGTGGTTCCTCCCGGCATGGGAGGAGCTTTCAGAAGATGAACGGTATGTGCTGGAAGCCTTCTATGGCGACGGCAACGAATATGGCAGCAGCATTATCTATAAAATCGCAGACCATTTCCACATTGAGCAGAGTTCCGCCTATAACAAAAAGAACCGCGCGCTGCACCACCTCACCATCCTGCTTTTTGGGAAAAGCTGAAATTCATGAAAATAGGAGTGGATATATTTCCCCATTGACGGTAATATGCACCATACCAAAACGAGAGGAGGTGCAGGATGGCAGAAGAGGATGAAGTTTCAAAAATCATGGCGGTGGCAGAGAAATACAGTGATTATTTTAACGAGTGGCATTCGGACATCGCCATTGGCAGGAAAGAGCCGAACTTTTTCTATGTGTACAACGACCAGTACCGTTACTTTGAGGTGTTTGAGGAATTCAGCACGGCGGAGGAACTGGAGAAGCTGATCATCGGGACAATGGCGGAGAACATGGAGACCTTCAATGCCGTGGCGTTGGAGAACACGCAGAAGATGTTTGAAAACCTGGACATCAACGAGAATGTCGGCAGTTACGACCCGGACTTCCACATCTACAAGCTGCTTCGGCAGATGGAGATCATGACGGGGCAGTTGGAACACTGGTCGGAACTTGTGGCAGGCACATACCGGTCATTTGCAAATGTCTGTAAAGACATGAAATTTGGCGGGAAAAAACCGGGCGGGGACGCACATGAGTAATTCCGTGTAAAATGTTTGCCATATGGCGTGGTATACTGACATTATCGAAAACTGCATAAAGACAGACGGCCTTCGTGGGAAACTTCTCCTGCGGGGGCTTTCTTTATGCCATGAGGAGGTGAGGGCAATGCCAAGGAAACCGAAGAGGCCGTGTTCCTTCCCCGGCTGTCCCAAGCTGACAGAGGGGCGCTTTTGTGAGGAGCATGGGAAGCAGGAGAACCGCCGCTACGAGAAGTACGACCGTGACCCGGCTGTACGCCGTAGGTATGGGCGTGCCTGGAAGAGAATCCGTGACCGCTACGCCGCAAAGCACCCGTTCTGTGAGGAGTGCTACAGGAAGGGCGTGCTGCGTCCTGTTGAGGAGGTACACCACAGGCTGCCGCTGGCAGAGGGCGGGACGCATGACGAGGGAAACCTTGTGTCGCTGTGCCAGCCGTGCCATGCCAGGATTCATGCGGAGCGCGGCGACAGGTGGAATAAGCATTAATTTATTTTATGGGAATCAGTGCTGTAGAGATTTCTGCCAGCCGGTAGGGGCGGGTGAAATCTCTACAAGGGACCCGCCGGGGAACGGGCGTGGGGTGTCACGCACAAAAACCGGAAATCAAACGGGGGATTGCCCTGCTCTGATTTTCCGTATTCCATAGGCTTTTTAAGGTGCTGCGGCGTTTGATTTCCGCAGCATTTTTTCAAACGAAATCAAAGAAACGGGGTGAAATCAGTGGCAAAAGACGGCAGCAACCGTGGCGGCGCAAGGCCGGGGGCAGGGCGCAAGCCCAAGGCGCTCACGGAGAAGATCAGCGAGGGGAAAACGGCGGCGGTCATGATGGAGCCTGCCGAGTTGGAGGGCGTGGATGTGCCGCCCGTGAAGGACTTCCTCAAGTCCCCGCAGAAAAGCGGGCGGGAGCTGGTGGCGGAGGAAGTGTACAACGAAACCTATGCCTGGCTGAAAGCAAGGGGATGTGAAAAGCTGGTCACGGTGCAGATGGTGGAGCAGTACGCCATGAGCGTGTCCCGGTGGATTCAGTGCGAGGAGATCGTGTCCTCCACGGGCTTCCTTGCGAAGCACCCGACCACGGGGGCTGCCATCGCATCCCCCTATGTCACCATGAGCCAGTCCTACATGAAGCAGACCAACTACTGCTGGATGCAGATATACCAGATCGTGAAGGAGAACTGCTCGGTGGAGTTCCAGGGGAACACACCCCAGGATGATGTGATGGAGCGGCTGCTCCGTGCGAGGAAAGTCCAGCTAAGAAATGTCAATAGGTAAAATGAAAAATGTTAAAAAAGTTTTTTTTAAGTAGTTGATGTAAAAAAG